GATAGACCCACAAACACGCTCACCAAGCGCCCGCGATGGGCGCATGGCATTCTAACTAGCAAAGTGCATAAGCACTTTCTCTAATCTTCTCACCCAAGGTATTAGATAACTTCGTAGAAGTACCAGGACTTCCATGAATCTGGCTCAACAGATCATCCAGAAGGTATGTATTTGCAAGCTCAGCCATGATTTCCCTGTACTGCCAACGCACCCAGTTCACATTATTAGGGTGTGCTTTGAAGTCATCATGCACAGTAACCAACTCAAATGGTTGGTACTGAAGCATCCCATTGATGATCTTGGCAAGCTCTTCCAGATGTTCCTGGGACAACTCTTCAAGGTTCTCTTGGGTCAGGTAGGGCATGATCACAATGTCAGCAACACTACTTCTTTCGTACTGTTCGACGTAGTAACCAGCCTTACCTGCTGGCTTGGATGTGCAGCGATTGGCTCCCATAATGCGTTCCAGCATCTCGATCTCAATCCATGCTGCTACTTGTTCTGCAACCTCACGGTTGTAGTTGCAGCGTCTATGCATAGACCTGAGGACATATGCATCCACACTGTGAACGACATTGGCAGCATTGCTGAGGCCACTTTTGGCACCTTTGTTCTCATAGAACTCATAGGTGAAGGTAGCGTGATCAAGCTCATCTACCTCGATCCTGGCCTCTACCTGCTTCATGACCTTGATACGTGCATCAAAGCCATCAGGAAGCTTCCAGCGATGCTCTAGGGCATAGGGTTGCCATGATGCCAACAAGTCCTGTAGAAGCTCCCAGGCACCAGGTGCAATGATCTGTGCTGCTTGGTAGAAAGCAGCAAGCTCAGGAGTTTCTTCACCAAACAGACGTTTGGGGACGTTCTTAGACCCGTAGAAGCTCGTCATCAAAGCTTCCTTGGCATCCTTACGTGATGCACTGAAACCGCCTCCTAGAAGGGTATTCATGGTCTCTGTGCACGCTGTATAGGCATCTGCACGTACGTTGGGATCAACCAAGCCAGTAGCTCTAGCACCAGCTTCACAGCCAGTCAGAACACTCATCATCTGAATGCCTGAGCATGTGCCATCAACACCTACCATGTGACCAATAGGATTGCCTTGTTGGGCATCCCTGATAGCCATGACAACTTTGATGTACATGGGCTTGGTTTCAGCATCGTTAGCCAATGCTTCTAGTTCATCCAGATGGTCCATAGACCACTGGATACGTTCTTCGAACGTGAGCTTGTCCAGTCCATACTGGGTAGCTGCATCAATCAAGAGCCATTGAAAGCCCGTATACATAACCATTGCCATCTGTTTCTCCTTAATTAATATCAAAATCAAGTATCAATGCTTCAAGTTTCATCTCTTTAGGAAGGTCTGCAACTCTCTTCCATGTATGTCCTGCACCTCGACGCTTCTTACGAACACGCCATTGAGTAGTCGGCGTACCGTAGCCTCTAGTAAGGCTGGGATATCTCTCATACACACCAAGATGAATCTCTGCGTATGCCAAACGCTTCTCTCTGAAGCCAATGCCGGGTATGTATGCATTAGCGATAGTCTTTGCCATTATTGGCTCCTTATTTAAGTAATAGATCCAATAGAAGAAGTTCTTTAGGAACATCCTCTATTAGCACTGGAGTTAGGTCTTTGAGATACCACTTATTACCACTGAAGAAGTTTCCATCAGGTACTCTGATGTAACAGCCATCTGGTAAGTCATGTCTTTTCATTCCACTGAAGGGTAGGTCTTTATTTATGCAGAGATGTTCGTGGTAAACCAATCCTGCATAGTACACACGAGTTATGTAACTCATAAATCTCCTAAGATAGTAATAGGTTGAGTAGACGTAGCTCTTTGGGTACGTAATCTAAGATGACTTGCTTCTGGGATATATCCCACCAGCCATTAACTCCACCTCCATATCCATTAATGTATATAAGGATGTAGCCCATGTAGTGAAGCCCATGCTCTTTGAGTTCTGGAATCACCAAGTCAAGAGGCCACAACCTGTTGATATGGGTATATTCCCTATGTAGATCGTTATCCACAAACACACGTATTACTTTGATCATGGAACACCTGTGACATGTTCTTTCTTAGCAAAGTCGAGCATTGCTTTCTTGAAGGCTGTACCCTGAGTAGTGATGTGGTATCCACAGGAGTAGATACGACCACGCTTATCAACCTTATGAGTCAAGTAGAACTCGTTGCCTTGTTCTTCCATCAACTCATAGAACATATAGCTCTGACGCTTGAATGCATTCCAACCATCCGTCTTGTCCTGGGTATCCAGTTCAAAGGTTGGTTCCTCTTCTACATTGCATAGAAAAGGTACATTCAAACTCAATGCCACGTTGTTCATGGTATTCAGTACATCGAGGCACAGATCACCATCATGATGATTACCTGATCCAAGGATCAATGAATCATTGTGAGTGAGATATCCACTGCTGAAGTTATGGGTTAACTCCAGAGGTGAACACACCATTGGTGGTAGATACTGACTATGCTCGATGAACTTAATAAGCTCAGGACTGAGTGGAATACGTGACACAACCATCAAGCTTGCTTGCTTGTTTTCTTTGGTAATGTCAAAGGCATCTGTATTACACAGTACTGCCATTAACTCTGCCACAGTAGTAATAGCTTCAGTGCGATCACTGAACTTAAGCCTAGCTGCTATCTGTGCACTCACAGATGTGAATAGCTCTGGCTTCAATGAATAGGCAATGCCTACGAGTATGTCCATTACCAATGTAGGTACGTCCAACTGTTTAAGCTGAGCAATACGCTTCATCTTGGACTCATAGTAGTTGCCATTCATGTAGTCATTGACTAGGCTATTACCCTGAACGATCTTCTTGAGCATTTCAGGATTGGTTTCAATAGCCTTACGAATCTTGGCATCAATATGCTTGCGATTGAATCTCTCTTCGTTCATCTCCTGAAGAACGATTTGACGAATAGTGTCCATTAGTCTCTCCATCCTTGAGGAAGATTGCAGTTAGTGGGTGCACCAGTAAACATAGGTGCAATGTCTTTGTCTTGATAACCTGCCAAACCACATCCAATACGAGTGACATTGAATGTCAACTCTGGATGTTGAGTAGCAAACTGCTTGAAGTCATTCACGTAAACATGAATGTCTTTCAATGGCAGAGTACGAATGTTGTGGTCTTTAGTGGGTATGCCGTAACTATCACCTTGAAGGCCAATGCCCTGGCGATAGATAGCCCCGTGGTTCAATACTGCGTACTTAGCAGCACCTGCACCGTGAATGCCAGCTAGATTGCTGCCAAATACAAATATCTGTTTCATTGGTTTCTCCATAAAGGCAAGAGCGCCAGCACAAGCGCGGCAGCGCTTTTATAGAGATAACTGTTTCAGCTGGGGTTTATTGTGTGTAGCAACCACGGGAAAAAACAAACCACCACCCCGAAGGGTAGTGGTTCACTGGATTACTCCAGTGCGAAGCCGGAGCCATCGGCAGGAATGGCGGTCTGGTAATCGATCTCGAGCGTAGCCAATATCTTCTGAGCACGCGACGGGTCTTCATTGAGCCAAGCCAACAGTGCCTTTTCATTAGGCTTGTTGTCTTTCAGCGGGATGAAGCCGAGCTTCTTACGGCCACCAGCTTTGCTGGGCAGGTAGAAGTTCAGGAAGCCCTGAGCTTGCCAGTTAGTGTTGTTGGTATTGGACTGGGCGTTCGATTGATAAGCCATGATAAAACTCCAAAAATGTGAATAACGGCAGGATTTGCCTTCTTAAGCGCGGTAGCGCGATCAACGGTTCAAACTCCTTTACATCCCACATTCCCGCCACACATTTCAGCGGACGGAAACTCTACTCAACGCAGAGGATGAGATGTAAGGGAAGGTATGGATTAGCCCCTCCAGGCCAGCATCACACCAATGCCTGCAAAGAGGACAACGGAGACGATGGCGTACAGAAGATCGACGTAGACGGATTTCATGATGTTTCCTTAGGTAGTGATACGTAGCGAGAGAGGATTAAGTTGTATTAAATTCACATGGAACTACCCTCAGGTAGAACCATGTGATAGGTGACTGTTGAAGTGCTTGCGACGAGTGGTGGAAGTCAACTGAATAGTTGTTCCACTGTCATCACAAATTTCAACAAGGTATGCATGAGCCGATAGCACTGGATAGTGTTTATCGACAGATACGTGCTGTAGCAGGTGCCCAGCTACAAATTGACGCATAGGTTTGAGGGTGACATAGGCCACCTCTTTATAAGTAGTCATGGGAATGCAACAAGATCATCCAGTCGAACGTATTCACGGATGACTGTTAGAGGCACCAGACGTAGCTCTTCGGCTACTTGGATAGGTGGCAAGCCACGCTGCCATGCTTGATAGATGCGATCCATCTGTTCAGAACTGGGTTTCATTAGTAAATCTCCATAAGGAATTGGTCGTATTTAGAAGTACCTTCAGCAATGACTTCATAGTCATCGCTCATATAGCTGTAGTCACCGATCTCGTTCCAATAGCACCACGTACCATCGGGCCAGAGGCAGATATCGTCTGAGTTCATTGCACACCACCATGCTTATTAAGCAGGTCGAGGACGACCTTTAGAGGCACATGTGGATATACACCTCCAGGTCCATAGGTACAGTCCTCAGCATACTCATCAATGAGTACATCAGGACCACTAGGGAAACCCAGTTCAAAGAACTCATATGGTCCTACGTTGTCACGAGGACTACAGTAGTGCATAGAACTGGCCTGGACTGAGACTTGATAGCCATCAGCACAGACGATAGCTTTACAAGGATCACGATATTCAGGGAATGAATCCAAGGTCTTGCCTTGTTTGACATAGACCTGAAGCATTTGATTAGTAACTAACATATACATCTCCGATGTAGGCTGAGACATTCAACCTTTCCATAACAAGTGCGGCAGCACGGTATTTAGGGAATATCGGGTGAGTATCGGAATGGGAGAGGGAAATGGAGGCATAGGAATAGTGTGAGGATATGGGTGATAGTCCACTGATAGCCAATCTCTATCACTCTCTCACTAACCCTGAGCACCAACTAGACTCTAGTTATGCACACTAGTTAACTAGCCTTCCTATTGGATGGACTATCTCTGGTGTGTAATGTGTGAATGTGTAAAGACCTAAAGCTCACCACCGTAAGGTGATGAGCGATAGGCTTACTTGGTAGCTGCGATGGTGAGCTTCTTGTCCGACTTCTCGAACTCAGCCCACTGACGTGCACGCTCAATACGTGCCTTATCTGCCATCTGTTGGGCAGATTCCTCAGCCATCATACCGATAGCGTCCACTGCATTGGCATAACGGCCAACAGCAGTGAACAGAACGGTGATGGTAGCCAACAGTGCCTTGATTGCATTCATAACAAACTCCTAAAACGTTTAAGGGATGTGGGCCTCAGAGTCCCACACGACAGCGCTGATAGCCGCTGATTACTAGGCTGACGAATGCCATGAGCTAGGGATGGGAGTCACCACATCCATACCAAGCGCGGTAGCGCGCCTTACTTACATCACCTCTGGATGAGGTGGGTGATTAGCAGCACACTTGTCGATGTATGCATCACCATGAACCATGCGCTCAATGAACGCTTCAATCTCACGACGAGTGAACGTCACACTAACCTTGTGCATGAACAACAGGGCGCAGACACCGTTGATGCACATGAATACCAAACCCATTACAACGAACTCAAACATAGCCAACTCCCATTGAACAGAGCAACATCGCTCCATGCCAAGCGCGGTAGCGCAATGATCTATGGGGTGGGTAGGACACTAAGAATCACTATGGACAAAGGACCGGGGGGGATGCTTCGATGCATGAAGCCGGGAGAGTAAGTCCTGCCTCCATACCCAGCTATCGATTTTTTCCAAAATGCGAATGCTTAATTATTAAGCACCCCATTTCTAATATAGAATTCCTCCCTCGGATGCGTAGACACGTAAGGAGCGTGGACAGCCTGTAAAGCTGTTGTCCTTTGGCCCACATGGCTCGATACCATGAGCATCCACCAATTAAAAAGGGAGCTAACTGCTCCCTTTGTCTTTTGGTTTGAGTAGCTTACTTACTAAGCTGCTCTTTCAATGCATAGCCCATCAAGGGCCACATCTTGTTTACTGCATTGGCTCGGGCAATCTTTCTACCAAGTTTTGCATCGAAGTTCTCTGGTGATGCACATGCAGACTCACCCGTGACGGTGAAGCCATTCTGTAGAACCAAGACGCAGAAGGTAAGTAGGGATAGTTCCTTTGGTGCTTTGCTGTTGACCATGAAACCAACTTCACTATAGGCCGCGTCATAGCCCTGATCTGCCGTGAAGTAAACCTCTTGTTTGATGTTGGCTTCAATGTCTGCAGGAGTGACACGAGGGGCAGTGAGACCCTTGGCTACGATCTCTTGCTCGATGGATTGATCACAAGTACGAGGTGATTGGATGTGGTTCATGCGAAGCTCCAGTCGTCGGCCAGTACATCAGTTTGGCTTGCGGTCCAAGGTACCAGCTGGTTATCAACCGTCTTCATGAAGATAGCATCACGAAAGGTTGGTTCATTCAGCATTTCCCCGAAACCGTATCCATGCAACTTGGCAATGTCATTGCTTCCTTGGATGATAAAGAGATACATCCCTTTCCCATTCCAACCACTGCGACATACGCTGATGCCTTTCTTCATGGCTTCGACGGCCAAGCCGAAAGGCATTCCATTGGTCTCTCGGTAAGCAACTTCGTGTTGAGCCTTTGGAGACCAGGAGACGTAGCCTGCATGGGTTGATAGGTTGGGCTTGCCTCCGTCAAGGTACTCGACTAGGTAGCCTTCGTCAGACCCGTCTTCATTGGCAGGTAGTTCCCAGCCCCGAAAAGTAAGGTATTCCGCACGAGTCATGGGCTTGCTGCGTATAAGTTTGGTTCCAATGTAGGTTTTCATGGTTTCCTCTGGTTGATGAACGGGGTGATTCTAAACGGTTTTCTACCATATACTGCCGATATATTAACTATGGCCCGGCACTATGACTGCACTTACAGTAGAACAGTTCAAACAAGCTCTTCCTGATAAGGTCAAGAAGAGTATCAATCAGGAGTTGATTGATCAGATCAATGGGACTCTGGCTGATCCAGAGATGTTTGAGTCTTACAGAGACAACCTGCTTAGCTACACCAAGGTGATGGCTGATGGCAGGTTCAAGGTACAGGAGTATGTGAGTGCAGTTAAGTACGTGAGCCATAAGCTCATGGGATGTACGAACATCGAGGCTTACACTAAGACCTTCCCCGATAAGTACCAAAGGTTTGTTGCTCAAGGTGTTGTGGCTAAGGACATTGCTTCTTATGTCACTGCGTACAACAAGAGCAAGCTGGTGAACCTGATCTTTGAGCAGACACTGATTCCCCACTATGTCCTGAACCAGGACTTGTATCAGAAGGCATTGAATGTGCAGGCTGATCTAATGGTGAACAGTGGTAGCGATAAGGTACGGTGTGATGCAGCTAATAGTCTGCTTACTCATCTGAAGATGCCAGAGACTCAGAAGGTTGAGTTGGAGATTGGTATCAAGGAAGACAGTTCCATTAGCCAGCTGCGTCAAGCTACTCTTGAGTTGGCTCGACAGCAGAGGCTTGCTATGGAAGCAGGGCAGATGAGTGCACAGGAGGTGGCTCATACCAAGATCATTGTGGATGTTGAAGCCAAGGAAGTGAAGTAATGGTCGATCCAGTAGCAGAAGCACTAGCTCCGTGGAAGGTTGAGGATTACCTCAACGCTATGGACTATGGGGACACTGCAGGCTATGTCCCTAGTGACTTTGCCCTGGAGTTCGTTACCTTCATTAAGCTGGTTAATGGTGCACAGGGTGAGGAACACAAGACTCCCCTGGTGCACTACCGCATGTTGGATACGCTGACTGAAGGCGGTAAGCGGATCATCAACCTGTGCCACCGGGGTATTGCCAAGACCACAGTGATGGGTGAGTACCTGTTCCTGTACATCGCTACCTATGGTGAGATTCCTGGCTTCGGTAAGATTGACTTGGCTTTGTATGTGTCTGACTCCATCGAGAATGGTGTCAAGAACATGCGTAAGAACTTAGAGTTCCGTTGGGATAACTCTGACTTCCTGAAGCAGTATGTGCCCGAGGTCAGGTTCACAGATATCCGCTGGGAGTTTAAGAACGCTGATGGCAAGGTGTTCATTGTCAAAGGCTACGGTGCCAAGACTGGTGTTCGTGGTGCTAAGGAGATGGGCACTCGACCACAGCTGGCAGTGCTTGATGACTTGATCAGCGATGAGGATGCACGGTCAGTGACTGTGATCAGTGCTGTAGAAGACACGGTTTACAAGGCTGTGAACTACGCACTACATCCGACTAAGAACATGATCATCTGGTCGGGTACACCGTTCAATGCCAAAGACCCTTTGTACAAGGCAGTGGAGTCTGGTGCCTGGGCAGTGAACGTGTTTCCTGTGTGCGAGCAGTTCCCATGCACACGAGAAGAGTTCAAGGGCAGCTGGCCTGATCGCTTCACCTATGACTACGTGAAGGAACAGTACGACACTGCTGTGAAGCTGGGTAAGCTGGAGACATTCAACCAGGAGTTGATGCTGCGAATCATGTCGGATGAAGACCGAATGATTCAGGATGGTGACATTGGTTGGTACAAGATCGATGCTGTCCTTCGTCACAAGAACAGATTCAACTTCTACATTACCACTGACTTTGCTACCTCAGTGAAGGACAAGGCTGACTACTCGGTCATCAGTGTCTGGGCCTACAACAATGTAGGTGATTGGCTCTGGGTTGATGGCATATGCAAGCGCCAGCTGATGAACAAGAACATCGATGATTTGTTCAGGTTGAGCCAGACATACAAGCCTCAGTCCGTGGGTATTGAAGTGACTGGTCAGCAGGGTGGCTTCATCCAGTGGATTCAGGGTGAGATGATGGAACGCAACATCTACTTCTCCTTGGCTTCGGATGGGAATGGTAATGCGCCAGGGATCAGGCCTAATACGAATAAAATGGTCAGGTTCAATACGGTGGTTCCTTTCTTCAAGGCACGGAAAGTATTCTTTCCAATTGAACGGAAGCAAGAACCTACAATCGTAGAAGCCATCAATGAATTGAGCCTTGTCTCTGTATCTGGTTTCCGTAGTAAGCACGATGACTTCTTAGACACGATCTCCATGCTGTCCTTGCTGACTCCGTGGAAGCCATCTGAGGAAGCTCCTATGAAGGAAACAGAGAAGGGCGGGGGTATGTGGGAAGTGGATGTAGAAGATGATCCTCTGGATCGTTTGGCTTCATACATCGTCTAAGGAATACATATGAAACTGAAAGAAGTATTTGACCAGCTTACCTATGGTGAGTTATCGCAGCTGAGCATTGGTGGTGGTGAAGCGGGTGTGATCAATGAGAGCAACTACGCTCGCGTGCTTGCACATGTGAACCTTGGTTTGACTGCATTGCATAAGCGGTTCCTGTTGAAGGAACGTGAGGTAATGCTTGCACTACAACCGGGGCGACTAACCTATCCGATTCACAGTTCGTTTGCTGCTAGTAACTACAAGTCTAGAGAGACAGTACGTTACTTGGTTGATTCGCAGTCTGATCAGTTCGCTGATGATATCTACAAGATCGAACGTGTATATACGTCCAAGGGTTTTGAGATGGGACTCAACGACAAAGAAGACCCTTACTCTTTGCATACACCCAGCTACTCTGTACTACAGGTACCAGCGAAGATCGTTACGCCTACCTTGGATGTACCTGTTGAGTTGCAGAGTGCGACTCTGAGGATTGTCTACCGTGCTGGACACCCACACATTGTGATGGGCCTGAGTCAGTTCGCACCTGAGCGAGTTAACGTAGACATTCCAGATAGTTACTTGGAAGCACTGCTATTGTTTGTGGCTAGTCGGGTACATACTCCCACTGGTTTGACGAATGAATTGAATATGGGCAATAACTATTCAGCCAAATATGAGGCAGAATGTCAGAAGCTTGAGGTGTACAACCTCCGTGTGGATCAAGGCAGTCAGCCTGATCGTGCTGCTCGGAATGGTTGGGTCTGAGTGGTACGCATTAACTTCAACCAAAAGGAATCTCTATGATGAAGAAGCAAGCTCCGGGTAAAGGTGGTGGTAAGGGTGGCGGCGGCAAGAAGTGTTGAGCCGATAGCCCCAAGAAGAAAGGCTCCCGTAGGAGCCTTTTCTTTTATGTGCCGCTGGAACCAAATCCACCAGTACCTCGATTGGTTTCATCCAGAGAAACCACCCGTTCCAAGATAATGTTGGCAATGGGAATGATCATGAACTGAACAATGCGGTCGCCTGCTTCCCAGCTGAAGGGCAGACCAGACTTTGTTTTCAGTGCAGCTTTCCATTCTCCGCGATAATCGGAGTCGATAACACCACAGGTGTTGTTTAGTTCCAAGCCATGCTTGGCTCCAGTACCGGAGCGGGGCAAGAGCAGTCCTACATAACCATCTGGGATGGCTGCAGCAAAGCCAAGGCCAATCATTTGGCTGGCACCCATTGCTGTACCGGGTACAGGCATATATACGTCAAAGGCTCCAGCCTTATCAGAAGCCTTTGTTGGCATAATGAATGCCTGATGAAGAGGTTGAATACGCATTTTGTTAATCTAAGAAGGGTTGACTGGATGCTCCATGAATTTCAAGGAACACCAACATTATGAACGACCAAGAACGAAACCTGGGAATGGAAGCTCCAGAGCTTACGAACTGGAAGAATCCACCAAAGCTCAGTAACCTGAAGCAGGATTTGGTGTTCGCTACGCCGACTCACAACCTGCAGAAAGCAAAGATTGGTGAGTGGCTTGATAACCTTAATGTCACTGGTGCTGCAAAGATCACCACTGCCAAAGGTAATTCTCAGATCGTTCCTAAGCTAATCAGGAAGCAAGCTGAGTGGCGTTACGCTGCTCTGACGGAACCCTTCATGAGTACGGATAACGTGTTCAACGTTAAGCCAGTCACATGGGAGGACCGTGCTGCAGCAACACAGAACGAGTTGGTGCTAAACAACCAGTTCAATGTTCATATCGACAAGACCAAGTTCATCGATGAGTACGTGCGTGCTGCTGTCGATGAGGGTACGGTCATTGTCCGAGTGGGTTGGGAGTTCGAAGAAGAAGAATATAAAGGCACCTTTCCTAAGGTTGAGTACAGAATAAATCCTCAATTTGCTCCGATGCATCAGCAGTTGGAACAGATGAAGAAGGAATCTCCGAGCCAGTACGAGACTGACGTACCGGAAGAGTTGAAGCAGGCTCATGACATGACCCTCGAGAATGGTCAGCCCATCGAGCCAGTGGTTGTAGGTCAGGTGGAAGAGACTCGCACCCGTACTTTGCTCAATCGACCCACCCTTGAGGTGTGTGACTACCGCAATGTGACGGTCGATCCTACTTGCCTGGGTAACTTGGACAAGGCTGGCTTCCTTATCTATACCTTCGAAACGTCCATGTCGGACCTGGAGAAGGAGCCAAAGAAGTACAAGAACCTGAAGTACGTCAATGTCGATGGCAATACCGTCCTTGGTACGCCAGACCATATCCCTTCGGATGGTGTTCGTAGCTTCAACTTCAGAGACCAGCCCCGTAAGAAGCTAGTTGTTCATGAGTATTGGGGCTACTGGGACATTGATGGCAGTGGTTTGACCAAACCATTCGTCGCTTCCTGGGTTGGTGACACCCTGATTCGCATGGAAGAGAACCCTTTTCCAGACAAGAAGATTCCCTTTGTCATTGAGCAGTACCTTCCTGTGCGTAAGAGCACCTATGGCGAACCAGATGGTGCCTTGCTTGAGGACAATCAGAAGATCATTGGTGCAGTTACCCGAGGCATGATCGATATCATGGCTAAGTCTGCCAATGGTCAGACGGGTATGCGCAAGGACATGCTCGATGCAACCAATCGACGCAAGTTCGACAAGGGCCAGGACTACGAATTCAATGTGAATGTGGACCCGAAGCAGGGTGTGCACATGCATACCTACCCTGAGATTCCCCAGTCTGCCCAGTTCATGCTTGGTTTGCAGAACCAAGAAGCTGAATCTCTGACTGGTGTGAAGTCCTACTCGCAGGGTGTGTCTGGTGCATCCCTTGGTGACGTTGCTGCAGCTGTGCGTGGTGCACTGGATGCTGCTTCCAAGCGTGAATTGGGCATCCTTCGTCGCCTGTCCAATGGCATGGTTCGTATTGGTCGCAAGATCATCAGCATGAACGCCGAGTTCCTGTCCGAGAAAGAGATCGTACGTATCACCAACGACCAGTTTGTGACTGTGCGTAAGGATGATCTGCCTGGGAACTTTGATCTTCGTCTGTCGATCTCCACTGCGGAAGAGGACAACAACAAGGCTGAGCAATTGGCTTTCCTTTTGCAGACTGTTGGCCCCAATGGAGACAGGGAACTCATGCAAATGATCCTGTCAGACATTGCCAAGCTACGGAAAATGCCTGATCTGGCTCATAAGATCAGTACCTTCCAGCCTCAGCCTGATCCTATGGCTCAGCAGAAGGCTATGTTGGAGCTTGAGTTGCTTAAGGCACAGATCGAGCGTGAGCGTGCACATGCTTTGAGCTATCAAACCACCTCTCAATTGCATTCAGCTAAGGCTGGTACAGAGGGAGTTAAGCAGCAACACCTTAAATCAGATACCGACTTGAAGAACCTGAACTTTGTCGAGCAAGAGTCTGGTGTTACTCAAGAACGGGCTAAGGAATTGCATGGTGAACAAGCCAGAAGCAACATGGAAATGAAGTTAGCCGAGCATGAAATGGATAAAGAGATGCATCGACGCGACTTTCTTAAAGACTACCTGCTTAAAAAGAAGGAATAAAAGATATATAGTACGGGGTGTGGGTGAATCCACCCCCAACTCTATTAACTTTTGAAAGCACTGGTAGGCAAATGAGTAATTCAACAGTCAAAGCGATTGAGGAAAACATTCGCAAGTCAAAGCAAGTCGTGGAAGCAGGAGCCGCTCTTGAGCGTCTTATGACTAACCGTGACTTCAAGAAGGTCATCCTCGAAGGTTACTTCGAACAAGAGGCTATTCGGCTTGTGCATCTGAAATCCGATCAGAACTTCCAATCGCCAGACATGCAACGATCCATCATTGCCCAAATGGACTCCATTGGGAATGTGCACCAGTACTTGAATCTGGTTTTGTTCAAGGCATCTCAAGCCAGCAAGAATATCCTTGCTGATGAAGAAGCCCGTGATGAGATTCTGACGGAGGCTGCTGATCATGAGTGATCCCACCGCCGTCAAGGAAGACGAGATTGATTATCTGAACATGTCCGATGAGGAATTGCTTGCTGCAAAACCTCCTGGTGCAGTGGCTTCGGCCGATGCAGACGACACGGACGATGATCTCCCTGAGCCAACTGAAGAAGTTGCTGAGGAAGCTGCGGAAGATAAAGCCGTAGAAAACAAGGAAGATGCTGAGGACGCTGACGACGAGGCGGGCGACAGCCCAGCCGAGAAGGAAGCGGACGAAGGCAAGGCAGCAGAGAAACCAGCTGCAGAAGTTAATACCGAAGTTAAGGAAGAGGTTGCTGATGCAGCTGCTCCTAACTACGAAGCAGAGTACAAGAAGCTTCTTGCTCCGTTCAAAGCCAATGGCCGTGACATTCAGGTTAAGTCTGTAGACGAAGCTGTCACGCTCATGCAAATGGGTGCGAACTACAATAAGAAGATGGCTGCTCTGAAGCCAAATCTGAAGTTGATGAAGCTGTTGGAAAACAATGGCTTCCTCAGTGAGGATAAAATCAGCTTCTTGATTGATCTGGGGAACAAGAACCCACAGGCAATCAATAAGTTGGTAAAGGACAGCGGCATTGATCCTATGGACTTTGACGCTGAAAAGGCAAGCGCGTATAAGCAGACTGCTTACACTGTTGATGACCGCGAGATTGAACTGGATACGGTGCTGGATGATCTCCAGACTACACCTACGTACAACCGGACGCTCGAAATCGTTAGCAATAAGTGGGACGCTGCAAGTAAACAGGTAGTCGCTGGAAATCCCCAGTTGCTGCGTGTCATAAATGACCATGTTGCAAATGGAATTTATGACCGTATCACGAAGGAACTTGAAAGCGAACGAATGTTTGGTCGCTTGAGTGGTATGTCTGATATCGAAGCCTACCGGCAAGTCGGTGATCAGCTACACGCTAAGGGTGCGTTCAACTCGATGCTCCAGGGTAGCTCCCAGGACACGCAGCAACAAGCTCCAGCGAACGTAGTTGTGCAACCGAAACCGAAGCAGGTTGATGACGACAAACTGAAAGACAAAAAGCGGGCTGCAAGCTCCACTAAACCTGCTGGACTAGCCAGCAAAGTCGCTGCGGATTTTGATCCCTTGGCTTTGTCGGATGAAGAGTTCAGCAAACTTGTTAATAAACGATTTCTGTAAAGGAACTACATCATGAAATTCAATGATCCCGTAAACGGTAGCCCGTCCAGCGTCGGTACCCAAATCCAGAACCACTACTACGCCAAGAAGGCGCTGGTAGAACTGCCCAAGCTGCAATTCTTCTCGCAGCTGGCTGACGTTACTTCTATGCCGAAGAACTTCGGTAAGAAGATCAAGCGGTATCACTACATGCCCATGCTCGATGATCGCAATATCAACGACCAAGGCATTGACGCTGCTGGTGTGGCGATCTCTGGTTCGACCTATACGGTTCGCTTTGCTGCGAACGTCGTGAAGGTTGCGAATGCTGGTAAGGCTGCTGCTGCTACCGCTATCAATGACAACACCAGTGGCCTCGTTGCTACTGCTGGTGCCGATGGTTCGGGTGGTACTGGTCTGGCTAACATCACCCTGGTTGGTGGTCTGAGTGCCCAGTATGCAAACGTCACCAAGGCTAATGCCGTGGTTGCTCTGAACGTTGGTGTGCTGTCCCAAGTCAATGGCGGCAACCTGTATGGTTCCAGCAAGGACGTTGGTTTCATCTCCGGCAAGATGCCTGCTCTCTCTGAGACCGGTGGCCGAGTGAACCGTGTTGGTTTCAAGCGTATCGAACTTGAAGGCACCATCGAGAAGTTTGGCTTCTTCGATGAGTACACCCAAGAGTCGATGGACTTCGACACCGACGAAGGTCTGATGGAACACATCAACCGTGAGATGGTTCTCGGTGCCAACGAAATGACGGAAGATGCTCTGCAGATCGACTTGCTGAACTCTGCCGGTGTGGTCAAGTACGCTGGTGCTGCCACGACCAATGCCGAGATCACCTCTGCCAGCATCGTTACCTACGGCGACTTGCTGCGTACGTCGATCACGCTTGATCAGAATCGTTGCCCCAAGCAAACGAAGATCATCACCGGTTCGCGCATGATCGATACGAAGGTTATTCCTTCGGCTCGTGTTGCGTACATTGGTTCGGAGCTTCTGCCCCTGTTCAAGGCCATGAAGGACTTGCATAACAACCCCGCCTTCATCGGTGTGGAGCGTTACGGTGCAGCTGGTTCTACGACCCTGAACGGTGAAGTCGGTACCGTTGACCAGTTCCGTCTGGTGGTTGTGCCTGAGATGATGAAGTGGGCTGGTGCTGGTGCAGATGCCTCTGGCGATGCCACCTGTTACGAAACCAACAACCGTTATGACGTGTTCCCGATCCTGGTGGTTGGTGATGAGTCGTTTACGACCATTGGTTTCCAGACGGACGGTAAGACCGTGAAGTTCAAGATCATGCACAAGGCACCTGGTGAAGCTAACGCTACCCAGCTTGATCCTTATGGCGAGACTGGCTTCATGTCGATCAAGTGGTACTACGGCTTCATGTGCCTGCGTCCTGAGCGTATTGCTCTGATCAAGACCGCTGCTCTGCTGTAAACCAGTGAGCTAACAAGGAAGGGTAGGGCAACCTACTCTTCCTCTTTTCATTCCCTTTAGAAAGAACCGCAATGTCTGATATTGACAACGATCTCCAAGTCACCACCCAAGATGAACTTGCTGCACTCAAGGCCCGAGCCGACATGCTTGGTATTTCCTACCATCCTTCGATTGGTTTGGAGAAGCTTCGTGACAAGGTGAATGGTACGTTGACCAATGCCCCTGTTGAAGAAGAAGAGAAACCAGTCGTTGCTAAGGCAGAGACTGAAGGCCAAATTCGTAGTCGTCAGAAGGCAGATGCTTCTCGACTTATACGTGTCCGTGTGACCTGCATGAACCCTGCCAAGAAAGAGTGGGAAGGTGAATTCTTCTCTGCTGGCAATTCGGTGGTTGGCACGATGACCAAGTATGTCCCCTTCAACGTTGACGAAGGCTGGCATATCCCCAACATCATCTACAAGATGGTCTGTGATCGTCAGTGCCAGACGTTCTATACCGTTACGGATGAACGTGGCAATAAGACTCGTCGTGGCAAGCTCATCAAAGAGTTCGCTGTGGAAGTATTGCCTGATCTGACTCCTGAAGAACTGCATGATTTGGCTCAACGTCAAGCCATGTCCAAGTCCATCGACTAAGTAAGCCAAGCCCGGATAGACCTATGACACCTATTGCTATTGATGACCTAACCCAAGCTTCGCTTGAGGGCACAGGTGTATTTGATATTCTGATGCGAGCCAATAAGGCTCACCTTGAAGCGGAGTTCACCAAGAACCGTATCAAGGGTCCAGAGTATTCAACGGTCTATCTGGGTGCTTTGTCCCAAGTCATGCAGACTGCGCTTCAGTTTGTACTCTCGCGTGAGAAGATGAACCTTGAAGCCCAGCTGCTCGATCAACAGATTCTGTTGGCTCAGGTTGAGGTTCAAAAGGCCAATGCCACACTGCTTCAAATCAATGCTCAGACCGAGCTTGTTAAGACGCAGCAAGCCAACCTGCTCATTGAGGCACAGAACATCCCTAAACAGGGTGATCTTCTCGTGGCTCAGAAGAACCACATGGTTCAGCAGACTGACAATCTGACCATTGAAGCACTGAATATCCCCAAGCAAGGTGTTGTTCTTACCAACCAAGCTGCCCAGGTTGCTCAACAGACTGCCAATTTGGTGGCTGAGTCTGCCAACATTCCTAAGCAAGGTTTGTTGATTGAGGCTCAACGTGAAGTCCAGGTTCAGCAGAAGCTGAATCTGGTCACTGAATCTGCTCGTACAGCTGCTCAGACTGAACAGATTGCACAAGAAGTACAAAACCTTGTGGCTACGAAGCTTCATATTGAGGCTCAGACCTCGATGGTTGCCCAGCAGCGTACCAATCTGCAGGATGAATTACAGACTGCAGCTAAGCAGCGGGACAAGATCAGTGCTGAGTTGCTTAATCTTGCTTCGCAGAAACTGCAAACCGAGGCACAGACGGTTCAGTTGACGCAGCAGACAGCCAATTTGGTAGCTACCAAGCTTCATATTGACGCTGAAACGTCGAACCTGACTGCAACCAAGGCGCAGATCGAATCGCAGACTGTTCAGAACACCCAGCAGACCGCTAATTTAGTTGTTCAGAAGAGTCAGATTGAAGCACAGACAGCTCAGCTTACTCAGCAAACCAGTAACTTGGTCGCACAAAAGACTCATATCGAGGCTGAAACTACACAACTTGCACAGCAGACACAAAACCTTGTGTCTCAGAAGGCTCAGATCGAAGCTGAGACTCTTTTGTCTGGTCAGAAGAAGCTGAATGCAGAAGTTGAGCATGATGTACTGAAAGCTCAAGAGTGCAAACTCAAGGCAGAGTACACACTGACTACATCTTCGGTTCTTAAGACTGACCAAGAGACTCTTTTGATCAGCCAGAAGGTGGCTACTGAGAAAGCTCAGGTTACTGGCTTGGGCGTGGATGACAATAGCGTGGTTGGTCGTCAGAAAGCTCTGTACATGGCTCAAACCAAGGGCTTTGCACGGGATGCTGAACAGAAGGCAGCTAAGATCATGGTCGATAGCTGGAATGTTCGTCGCACAACGGACGATACCCTTGATGCCAATCCAGCCAGCCTGGGTGATGTGTCTGTAGCCAGCGTGGTTCAGAAGCTGATGACCGGTTTGTCTCAGTAAGTTAGAAGTACCTCGATAAAGGGGAGCCAAGTGCTCCCCTTTTTCTTATCAGGAGATCATATGGGGCTATTTAGCAGCCAGCACGTTACCACTGTAGGTACTTCGGTTGTCCGTGTGATCCAAGATGACATGGTGCCTAAGGCATCCAGAACTGGAACACTCAAAGCACTGTTCCAGAATGGTGATATTCCCGAGTACATGATGGAGGAAGTCATCTCGAGTATTGGCGTGCGTGCAGAGAACATGTACGGATATGCCGAGAGGGCTTACACGCATGGTTTGCCATCCGGTGAGGTCTTCTCATCGACGCAGGGAAGGGCTGCTGTAGAGGCTGTAATCGAAGGACTAGAGGGTAGGCAAGTACTCATTGAGTATTCACACTTCGGTCCCCCAAATGCACTGCACATTGGTTGGATGAACTTGGTTTCATCCTTCGGGTATGACCAATACACCAATGAACTGACCACGGTCACTGCATCTAAGGGCGTTCCTGTTTACCTCAAAGACATGGTGGTAGTGGTGCCATCTAGTATGGCTGGTACGTTCCAACAAGGCGCTCTAGATCAATGGGGTACAGCAGCCACAGCAGGGTTCACCCCTGATCGACTGAGTAATGCACCTTCAGTTGTGAACATCCCCAAGCAGTCTCCAATCACCTACAGCGATACATCTGCTGATCTTCATGTGAAGGTCACTATGACTTGGGAAACCAAGGCAACAGCTACAGTACCTAAACAGATCAAAGAAGAGTCATTCAATTTGTCTGTATCTGGTTATGCAGGTACCGCTGATTACTTCCATGCGAAATACTCGTATGGAAATACCGTTAAATACTGGATGTACCGGAACAAGTCAGGTACATATCCGACGCTTGATTCTGTCTATGTAGAGAAGCCAGCAGAAGCAGGTTCGTACTTTCCCTTTGCATACTTTAGGTACAACAAGCAGTCGGTCATTACCAATAAGACTACTGATGCCTATAAGACTACCAAGAAGATGGTCAAGTATTTGGGTATGGACTTCGACACCATCGCTACTACCATTGATGAGAACCCAAACATTGGTGATGTAGAACAAGCGGTACTGATGCTGGCAGTTCCTGCCATATCTACTGACCCAATGGAGTCAAGATACCTGTTCGATTACTTTGACAACATGTATTACGCCTTGGAAGGTGTAGGTGCTGATGCGGAGTTCTTGTCTGATGCTGAACTAGCTAAGCTTAGTGGTTTGGCTCCTGCCCATACACAGATCATCAAGGACAAACAGTTCAAGATGGCTTTGAGTAACAACGGCATCTACAAGAAGATGATCGCTGGGTCTATCGGAGCAGTAGATACCTACAAGAACGAGTTGATTACTACGTTCTATGAAGAAGACTGGACCAATGAAACCAGTGGTCAAGTAATGACCATTCAGTATCCGATCACGATCCATAAATACAGACACCAAATCACTGATGGTCTGTATGAAGAGGTTGCTGTACATCGTCTGCAGATGCAGTACTACGTCTATGAAAATTACACGTCTACTGCTGACGAGAATGACCCAATTCTGTTGATTCCAATCGACAGAGATGTGACCCAGTACTACTCCGTGCCAGACAAGGAAACCCTTTATTCAAGGTCTTTACACTTTGTATTCAATAGCCGTGTAGTCACAGAGGTTAAGTGGTATCAGACTGGCTTGTTCCAGATTTTGATGATCGTGATTGCCATTGTTATTACCATCTACACTTATGGAGCAGGCGAAGGCACCATTGCGGTTGCATTGGGGTTAACAGGTACGTCTGCTTTGATAGCCACAATCGTGATCAACTTGATCATTGGTCAGTTGATGGCTATTGGTTTCAAGCTGTTTGTTAAAGTTGTTGGTGTGGACGTTGCAACTATTGTTGCAGTGATCGCTATCGTGGTTGGTGGCTATCAGATCATTCAAGCTGGTGGAGTATCTGGTGCCCCTTGGGCAACAACTATGTTGCAAGTAGCCAGTGGTCTTCAGGGTGCAGTATTGAATGCCAAGATGGCTGGTTTGGTCGATGAATACAACGACTTTACTGATTACACCAAGACCAAAGACGAAGAGCTTAAGAAAGCACAGGAACTGCTGGATAGCACTTCTATTCTCAGTCCCTTTGTGATATTTGGAGAGCCACCAGAAGGCTTTTACAATAGGACAGTACACTCCGGTAACATCGGAATTCTGGGTATCAATGCCATTTCCTCCTACGTGGATATAGCACTCACCCTTCCCAAACTTAAAGACACGTTAGGAGAAGAAGCTTATGGCTGATCCACAAAACTCATTGCAAAATCCTTTCCCACCTCCTGCTAACCCGTGGGAGACGTTTACTCAGGGTTATAAACCGCTATCGCTTGTTGATACTTACCTGAAGCAACAAGCCACCCCTGGCACGATGCCTTCTTGGTGGACTCCTTCGACTGCTGCTCCTGTTCAAGGCAGTGGTGCAGGTGGTTTTGACTTCAATCGTGACATGCCTGGGCTGATGCCTAACAGCACTCCGTTTGCCAACACACCCAATAACGCACAGATTGCTTATGACGCTGGTTTCAGCAATTCACCTGGAGGTGGTGGCTTCATGTCTGGGATCGGTGACTGGATGAAGTCCAGTGGCTTCCTTGGTGGAAAGAACGCTGACGGTACTCAGTCGCAAGGCTGGGGTGGTATTGCTGTTGGTGGTGCACAAGCACTTGGCAATTTGTACATGGGTATGCAGCAGTACAACCTTGCCAAGGATGCGTTGGCTAACAACAAGGATCAGTTTGAGCGTAACTACGCTGCACAACGTACTACGACAAACGGCCAACTTGAAGATCGTCAACGTTCACGAATCAACTCTAGTGCACCTGGTGCTTATGAGTCTGTTGATTCCTACATGAACAAGCATCGGGTGGCCTAATGTCTACACCTATCACTTGGAAGAACGTAACTGGACCCTCGCTTGCAGAAGCGAGTCGTCCTTTGGAAGTCGCACAACGTTCCTTCTCTGGGGCGTTTGATGGCATCAATGATCTCTTTAAAAAGCAAGAGACTATTGATGCAGCCAACTGGACACAAACCAAAGACAACAACACCCAAGCTTTCTTGGACAAGTTGTATGCGGCACAAGGCCCCGAAGGCTTCAAGCAACTGCAAGCATCTGGTGAGCTAGACAAGATGATTGCTTCCAATGGTGTGCAGATTGACCGTGCAGCTGCAAGAGCAGCTGTCGATACCCGTCTTGGCACATTGCAAGGACAGGCGCAGAAGGGCTGGGAGTATCAGCGAGCAGCAGAAGATGAAAAGGCTGCACCGCTCCTAGGTGAGGCTCGCAACCTTATGCTGAGTGGCAAGTTTGAAGATATGACGCCATTGATGGGCCAGATGGACCCACGTAACCGTGCACTCGTTGCAGGTGAGATGGACAAGTATCGTCGTGAACTTGTGGTTCGTTCACAAACTGATGCCAAAGCAGCTAAAGACCTCGTACGTGTTGATGCTGAAATAGACCACTGGAAGAGGGCAGATGAAACAGCTGCTACTCAAGCCCGCGCATCAGTCATGTCTGCCAATGCTGCACAAACCCAAGCAGGTGCATCACTGCGGCAAGCGGCTGCTCATGAGAAACAAGTTGATTTTGCTCAACTGGAGCATAACGAAAAGCGTCTGACTGAACTGGTTAAGGCAAAGGGCTCACTGGGCGGCGGCACTATTGGCTCATCCGATGGTCAAAAGTTTGTCGTAGATGAGATCAGCAAAGTAGTACCAGCAGGTGAAGACCGAAATCGTTTATTCGGTGCACTCGAAACGATTCGTGCTGATCCCCAGTTTAAAGATGCCCGTCCAGCGGATGTGGTCACATCTTTGCTAGGCGACGTGAGTACTGGGTCTGCTGCTAGGAAATTCTTTTGGAATGGCACAGGAGACTCAGCAGCAGACAGCCTGAAAAAAATTCTCAATTCTGGCGTAAACGTTAAGTCGGATACTGAGACTAAATATGCTGTCAGTACGATGGATCAGCAAATTGCTGCATTGAAAAGTGCACTGAAATATCCGAATACAGCTGCTGATCCAGTCAATCCTGCTAAGCCTGGGGTACCTGTTCCAGGCGCTGCACCGGGTGCTGCTGCTCCTAGCCCTCAACCTGGGGCAGCTGCCCCTGCAACAGGGTCTACTAACACCTGGAGTCCTGAACTTCGCAATGCCTACCGCCTTGAGCAAGCGGAGATGGCTGCTCGTGTTCGTCCACTAGGAAGCTTCAGTCCAGAAGTCCAGAAAGCGATTGAGCAAGACAAGATTGACCTTACCAAGGCCACCGCTGATCAGCACAACAAGCGTGTGGAGATGGCTAAAAAGACTCCAGGTGTGCCGGTACTTGATATGCCCGGTACCGGTGATGGTGGTCTTAATCCTATTCTTGCTGGTTTTCTTGACCCTGCTGCTCGTGCACAGATGGCTCGTGTTGAGCAATCCAAGTATGAAAACTGGGCCAAGGCAATGGATGATCGTCTGCAACTGGAGCTTGAGAAGGGAAAATCCCGGTGACACCACAACCATCTGCTCCTTCGGGAGCAGTGGCGTCACCTACGATGGATTCAAAAGCACCTAAGGTCAGCGTACCTCTAGCATCCAATATTGGAACTGCTCCAGCTAAAGTCACAGGTTCCCAAACCCTAAGTTTCGGTGGTGATGGGTCAGTTGCGTCTGCTGCTACGCTACAAGTTAGTAAGGCGGATATTCGGGCACTTGGTAAGCCAAGAGAAGTAGTGACTGCTGCCCCTGGTGCAGTGTCCAGTAATAGTGCAAAAGTTGTTCTGACCTTTGCAACTAACATCAAAGATGGTGATACGGTTGACTTTGCTACTCCTGGGGGTAAAGCGCTGCCTGAAGGAACCGTTCCTAATAAAGCAGGTGGGTTTACTTGCAGAATCGAAGGTATCAACGCACCTGAAACAGGAAAAGGTTGGAAAGTTGGTGATAAAGGCGATCAACAACATGCACAAGAGTCTCTTCGGTACTTAGAAAAGCTAATCGCTAGCAAGCAAGTAAACGTGACTGTTACTGGAGATGCTAAGTACGGTCGTAACCTGTGTCAGTTGGAGGTACATGGCAAAGATGTGTCTCTAGAAATGCTTAGAGTAGGTGCAGCGATGATGTATCGCAGGTATGTCCAACCAGGAAACCCACATTACGCTGAGTACGACGCCGCTGAAAAATCTGCTCGTGAAAATCATCGAGGTATCTTCGGGTATTCGACGCCTCCTATCGATCCGGAAAGATACAACCACAGTAATTAACTGCTGGGCTGATCCCATCTGATGTTTCTATAATGCTTAGAACCTCCAGATGGGATCAGAATGCCAAACTTCGAAATCAATCAGTATCTCGCCAGCCGTTTATCCGACGCGACGCTTCAAGCCAAACTTCGTGACATTGATCTTGCCGCCAAAGAAAAGATTGTCGATCTAGGCGCAAAGAACGCAGCATTTGAAGCCCAACATGCAGCAGAAAAGGCTGCATACGACAATTCCTGGGTCGGTAAGATTGGTTTGGAGTCCGGTGGCTTCTTTGCCAACCGTGTTAACGACGCTGCTTCATTGGTTTCGGGTGCTTCCCGTCTGGCTGGACAGACCCTCTCTTTACCGGTGAATACTGCCTCTTTTATGGAGACGGCTGGCAATACCGAACAGGAAACCCAAGCATACAACCGATATGTTTCTGGCAAGCCACAAACCGGTGACATTGCCATCCTCGAGACGCCTAAGGGTGCAGATGGCTCTACTGCTCTGAGTAACTTCCAGAATGCAGATAAGTTGCGTGGTGCTGCTCGTGATGTGAACAACACGTTCGATCTAAACAAGATTGTCGATCCAGTCAACCGTAACAAACTTAGCCAAGACCTTGGTAACGGGTTTGATGCTCCTTGGGCAAAGCTTAAGGAGGGTGCTGAACAGGTAAGTCGAGGCAACCTGAGTGGAACAGGTGACGTTGCCAAGGGCATTGCAGGCCTCTTGAGCACCGCTGGCTCAGCGATCCTTAGCAACCCCTCAGCTGTACGTGAATACGTGCTGGAGAACGCTCCACAGCTGCTGGTAGGTGCTGCAGGTAAGGCAGGCCAAGTGGGTATGGCTGCAAGCAACATCGGCTACGCAGTCGATACCTATCAACAAGGCATCGAAAACTACGCCAAAGCCAACAATGGTCAGCTTCCTCCCGAGGAACAACGCCAACGCATGGCATTCCAGGCGGCTACTTTGGCCCTGGCTGAAGAGGGTAGTGATCTCATTGGCTTGGGCTTAGCCAAGGTAGGCGGTAAGGCATCTCGGAATGGTTTCAAGAACATTCTTAAAGCTGCTGCCGGTGGGTTTGCTTCTGAGGCACCTACGGAAGGCTACCAGACGTACATGGAAGGCGAGATCACAGGCAAACCTGCATCTGCCAAGGATGTATTCACCGGTGCTGTGATTGGGGGTGCTTCTGGTGCTGGCTTAACCGGAGGTCTTCGTGCATTAGCTGAGTCCACTGGGACTACTCCTGAAAAGATCGAAGAGCGTACTAAAGAAGCTCAGCTAAAGGAGGTCACGTTAAAGGCAATTCAGTCTGGAGATGTATCTGCATTTCTTGATGAGAAGTTGCCTACATATGCTCCTGAGCAAGCTGTCATTGCTCTCAGTGCGAACAATGCCCTTCCCGGGGCAACTGCTGAAAGTAAACAAGCCAACCTTGAGAAGGCTGGAGAGATCATTACTGGTCTGAAAACGACTAGAGATGACACTCAACGTGCCTACGATATCTCATCCCCTGAAGCCATTGCAGACTTCAAGACTCGTCTTGTAGAAGCTACTGCAGCTGGCGAGACTGAGAAAGCAGCCTTTCTTCAATCGATGATCGACGAGGGGGAGAAAGACCCTAAGGCTGCTGATCGTCTCAAAGCCAAGCTCACTGGTATTGATGAACAGATCAAAGCAGCTGAGGCTGCTCGGGTCAACATGCACCAGGAGTCTCAAGACAAGGATGTAGATGTAGCCAAGGAGATCGAGTCACTGAAGAGTGCTGATCCTGTGGTTGCTCAAGCATCTGCAGAGAAGATCATCAATTTGTCGATGGCATTGCCTGACAAGCTGACTGATGTTCAAGCCACTGCACTTGCAGATGACCAGACAATCAACCTTAGTCAGAATCAACGTACTTACCTCAGAGAGTTCTCTGCTGCTCGTCAGGCTGAGAATGCTTTGAAGAGCCTGGGTAAGGTTTCTGAAGATGTTCTTTACGGTGATGGTTCCAAGAATCTTGGCATTGCTGACTACCGTTCTAGCGTAGCTGTAGCCCTCAGCAGTGGTGATCAACGCTCTGCTGATGAGAGCCTTTCTAAGCTGGATTCTTTCATCAAGGACCACACGAATAAAGCTCGTGTGTTGGCTCAGGCTTGGAATGCTTTTCAGAAGAATCCTAAGCAAGAACTGCAAGTGGTTAGTGATGGCAAACGTGGTTGGTCTTTTGAACCTAAAACCATGTCTAACGCTGAGCGTGAGGCCAATGGTGCTGTGTTTGTTTACGGGGCTACCAAAGACCTCGTAGCTGCTATTCCAGCTGAAGCTGAAGCATTGACCAAAGCAGCGAAAGAATTGCGTGCTGCATATGCAATGAAGTTTTCTACAACCCCTGCAACTGAGGTAAGCAATGAGCAGAACGTACCGGAAGCATCCAGTGGAATTGAAAGCGCAACACAGCAATCTCAAACCCAAGCCACGCAAGAAAGTGGAACCGTTGATCAAAGTACTGGAACTGCAGAAGGAACTACCGGAGCAGTCGAAGCACCAGCTGCCAGTGTTTCAACGGGAACTTTAGGAGAACGGGTCAAGGCGGTTCTTGCCAAGGCAACTCGAGAAACTAAATGGGGTGCTGTAGATGACCCCATTGCTCAAGACCTGCTGAAGTCCAAATCTTTGGATTCGGTCTCTAAGGTTGTTGAAGACCTGGGTATTACTGCTGTGTCTGGTGTCTTGGGTGCTGGTGCAGGAAGTATCGTACTTGACACTGACAAGGGAGCACTTCGTTTGGGTGCAGGTAAGTTGGGCGACAGCATTAAGTCGTCTAACGTAATCCAGCCCATTGCTAGTGGTGAAGTTGGTGGCTTGCGGTATGAACTTATGCCAAAAGCAGATACAGCCAACATCACTGAAGAAGATGTAAAAGCCATGAGTGAAACTCTGGCAAAAGAAGGACTGGAGTTTTCTGACCCCGGTACAGACAACTTAGGTCGTGTTGATGGGAAGCTTGTTGTCATTGACTCAGGTGCTGTACAGAAGGCTCCTGCCTCTTCTGTGAAGACTAAGGAAGCTAAAACAGATCAAGGGCAACAGCAGTCTACTGAAGGTAGCACTGCACCCAAATCTGTGCAGCCTACGACACAGAAAGTGGAACCTAAGCCTGCCAAGGCTGAGAAGGTCAAGGCTAGTCCTGAGGACTATGCTCAGGCTGTTCGTATTGTTGAATCTCAGAAGACTGAAGAACCTTTGGATGTACCTGAGGGAATGGAGTCTTTGGTTCGTGCAGTACAAAATAATGAAGAAGTCGATGTTCAGGAAGATGCACCTGAGCAAGGTTTGTCTGCTCTTCAAGAGAAGACCCTGGAAGGGGCCTCTCATCGTGAAAAGAAAGCTGGAGACTTCTTTAAACAGACTCCTAGCAAAGACACTGACGCTTCTAAGCGTCCGTTGGTTATGGTCAAGGATTTCCTGACCCAGGTTCTCAATAAAGCAGTCTATGCAACTGACTTCTTGAAGAACGGTGATGCTACGTCTCCAGAACAGCGTCGTGCATTCAAGACCTTTGTGCATGTGGCTCAGTTGTGGTTTAAACCAATCACCGAAGACTTGGTTGCATCACACAATGAGCTGTTCAACTATGAAGACCCTATCCGGTACTTCATCACGCAGACTAACCAAGATGGTAAGACGACTGCAGATGTTGAAGAGAACATTAAGACTGCAATCGTTGCAGGTGTTTTTGGTTACATCAATGATCAGAGTGGCACTCCGCTCTATAACGATGAGAAAGCTATCAATGCTCTGCTTGGAAGAGAGAAGAGCACTCCTGTTCACGACTTCGTTCGTAAAGAGCTTGCACGTACCGGCCCACATCGTTTCCTGGTAGTCCAGAACGTTGGTAAGAAGATTACTGATGCTCTTGGTTTGCGTGAAGCATCGAAAGATGTGCCAGTGGACATGCTGGCTAAGCTGCAGGTGTCACTGGGCAATCATGCAATACGCCTCATGGAAGAGAAGGGTCTGTTTACCCGTCAAGAGAAGACCCAGGCTGAATGGAAGGCAATTGAATCAGCGGGTCAAGAAGAGGATGAAGGTGACGGCTTTGCCGTTACTGAAGATAACGAGGGTGCTACGAAGATTCGCATTGGGGACAAGAACTTTGTCTTCTTGCAGCTGCAGAACAATGGTCGTGAACTGACTGGTGATGTTCGCAAGATTGCCGACTCGATGAAGGGTTCCAGCAACATCATTGATAACCTGTTCGGTATGGAGTCTGCCGTCCGTACGCCAAGCACTGAACCAATCAAGAAAGTCCAAGAGACTTCCAAGACTGGTATGGGTGTGCCTAGCTTTCTGCAGAAGCTCTTCAAGAAGAAACAGACTGAAGATGGCTGGGTTGTTAACGAGCGTCAGATGAAGGTGCTTTCCTTCTTTGATCGTGATGAAGTTAGCGAACTGTACGGAGCCAAAGAAGAAGCCTTCGTCCACAAACGCAACCTTTCATCTTGGGAAGCTAAGAAGGCTGGCCTGCATCGTGAGTACAACCAGTTTATGGACTGGTTTGGTGAAGCTATTGCCACTGCAGCTGAGCCATACAAGGTGCTGTCGTACATGGCTCCTGACATGTGGAACATGCAACGTCAGGGTTTGAAGAACTCTGTTGCCAATCCACAGAGCAGCAAGGTTGTGCGTCAGCTGATGAGCCTTCAGGCCTGGAACACTGAGGTCAAGCTCAACGATCCAGCCATGCTGAACAGCTTCATGCTGCGTGTTGCAGAAGGTATGGGTCGTAAGACTGAACGCTTCTTCTCACAGCCTTCCCTTGACTGGATTCAGTCCAAGATGGCAGACCCAGTAATGTCTGCTGGTGTGGAAGCTGCACAGGTGATGTTGTTCGGTAAGGAAGCTCCTACCGATGAACAGAAGCAAGCCTTCACCGCTGCTGTCAAAGCAGGCGGTGAGAAGCTTCACAGCATGTCTGCACTCATGGCTTGGGCACAGTACAAGGAAGCCCTCAAATCAGGCCCTGAGGCATCCTTTGAGACCAACCTCATGGGTGAGGTTGATGGTGTCTCCAATGGCTCTATCCTGAACCATGTGTTGTACGGTGCTGCAGCTGGTGCAAAGGCACTGAATGAATTGCTCCAGCGTGGTGGTATCTATACCGCCAGTGCTGTAGCTCAAAAGTACAACGAGTACTACTCACAAGGTGGACGGGATATCTACCAGCACAATGCTTCGCTGGTTGATGCTGCTCTCACTGCAAAGGGAGAAGGGAACGTAAGCTTCAAGACTGCACTTACAGCAATCTGGGCTACGTCTAAGGTGCCTGTTGATGATAAGGGTGAAGTCACTGCTGGTGGTCGTGACATGCTGAAGACTGCTCTGAATCCTTTGAACTATGGTTCTGGATTTAAAAGCATCAAGAAAAACATGTCTGCCAAGTATGTGGATGGCATCTATGCTCAGCTGGAGAAGTTTGCTGAGGAAAGCTCCAAGCCAGACAACAAGCAACGTGTCCAGCTTGAACTGAACAGCTTCATTCAAAATTTGAACACTCTCTTGGGTGATCAAAAGGTGCATGAAGGTCGGCCCATTGAGTTCTACATGAACCTGGAACTCACCAAGAGCCAGACTAGAACGTTGGAAAATACTTACTCAGATATCGTTGCTGATACTGCTGAGGAAGTAGTGAAGGAAACCTTCAAGGATTTGCTTGCAGGTACTAAGGCAGTGACTACAGCTACCAACACAGCATTCGCTGTGTACAACGCTGTATATACAGCTGAACGTGCAGCATTCATCAAAGAGCTGGGCATCAAGGAAGTCAATCGTGGCAACAAGGACCGACCAAACATTGGACCTGAGCATGATCTGACGGCTGCACAAGAAGAAGAACTGAAGATCAGACTTGCTCCGTTGGTTCCCATCATGCACACAGCAATGTCTGCACAAGAGGGGAATATCTACAACGGTTTGATGATGGCGAAGAAGAAGCGGAAGACTGATTACGGTGCTACGTATGAAGTCAGTTCCAACTTCCCCAAGAAATCGACTGTTGATGGCACTAAGACGATGCGTGGACATGGACAGAGTGTTTCTCTGGCTGATCCTAGCGTCATGCCTATCTCTGCCTCTACGCAGGCTGTAGACGCTGCTATCTCTGCTGCTGCACAAACAGAACAGTCTGTTCTTAACTTGCATGATGCCAACGGTGATGGTGTTGGTACGCTGCATCTGACTGCTCAGGCACTCAACAAAGCCACCTGGGACAACCTGATGGCTTACTCACCTCTGGCAGCTGCACATGAAGCTCTCATGCGTACTGTTCGTGGTGTGGTGGAGATGGAACGTGCAGGTACCTTGAGTCCTGAAGCCAAGGAAGCAATCCGGGGGGCATTGGAGGCACTTGCAAGCAAGACCTTTGGCAAAGAGACAGCTGAGACCATCGTTGCCAATACTGCTTACAACACGTTCTTCATGGCTGCAAATGCAGACAGTACTAAGTACCAAGCCATGTCCCAGTGGACGGTGGTTGATCAGTACGCCTTTGATGGTGGCAGCTATACCGTCACGGACAAGAACAGAGAAGACGCAGCGAAGAAAGCAGACGAAGTACCCCAGGCCATGAAGCCAGCAAATGAGAAGTTGCTCCAGGATTTCACTGGTTTGGTTTCGGGTAATCCTATTGATGTTGTCTATCAAGCCAAAACCAAGAATGAACTGACAGAAGACGAGCTTGCTACTCTCAAGGTAGAGACTCCTGACGCTATTACTGAGTTCTTCAAAGCCAATCCAACTGCATCTGTCACTGATGTGATTGGTTTGCTGGCTCCTGCTGGGATGCTTAGTGATGTGAATCGCAAGCTCCTGCAGTTGGTTTCCCGTGTCATGGATAAGTCGGTCAAGGTTCGTTTCCTTACGCCTGGTGAAGTGCGTGCGGATAACGTCCTTGCTTTGCCTAAGACTCCATCCTATGGCTGGTATGTTTCGAAGGGAGACAAGGCAGAAATCTACTTGATGGATAAGGGGCTGACTGCTGAAACCATTCTTCATGAATTGATTCATGCAGCCATCACTCAAGCCATCCACAACCCATCTGAAGCAGCCAAGGAATTGGTTGCTGAGTTGGGAGACATTCTTACCCAGGCAAAAGACTTCGTGGGTAAGTTGACAGAAGACAAGCAGCAGCAGTTTGCCCCTGCCTTGACGAGTATTGATGAGTTGGTTGCATGGGGTATGACCAACCAAGCCTTCCAACAGGAAGTGCTTGAGAAGTTCACCATTGAAACGAAGACTGCAGGCAATTCCCTGGTTACTGCTATGCAGGGTTTCATTGCTGCCCTGGTGAAGTTGCTTCGTGGAAAGCAAGATACGGTAATCAATTCGGGATTGATTACCTTAACCAACAACGTTGCGGGTTTGTTTGCAGAAGCAGGACAACAAAAGCAAGGCGACTTGATAAAGACATTCAAGGTCGCAGTTGCAGCTGTGGATTTAGATGATTCTTGGAATTCAAAGACTCCTGAAGCAAAAGCCAAAGTTGCTGCAGCACAGGCTGCTTACACCCGTTTGTTTGATGCCACGAAATCGATGCTCTTGGCTATGTCTAAGTATGGTTCTGAATTTACAGAGGGCTTGAAAGAGCGACTTGATCTAATCGATGAAGTTGTGGGAGACGACGAGGATATTGACCTGCTTGTTGATCTTTATAACGAAACCAAAGAGTTCAAGGATGCTTTCAACGAGAAGCAGGGTTCGTTCAATTTCTCTATGGCTTCTCCAATCGATACTTATAGTACGTTGGACATTCACAGAGCATTGGATAACGGAACGCTAGACCCAACGTTCCAAGACCACCTAGCCAACCTATTGAGTGGCATCGTTGAGAGCATCCACGGCCCGTTTGGTGCCTTGATGAACGAAATGAAGAAGTCTCTGGCTACCGATCCTATTGCTGTGTGGGCCAGGGCTGTCAATGCAGGACATGCACCGTTTGCTTCTGCCATCACTGCCTCCAATTTTGCAGGTACAGGACAAGAGCATTTCGCCATGACCCAGGTGGAGGCTACCGTTCGTGCTGCACTGGATGGTACTGACTCGACCCATGCTGTTTACAAGGAACTGGCAAAGCTGTTCGGAGAAGCCAAGAGTCAGCTGAAGCCTTCTGACTTTGCAAACGCCGGTGACTACGAGTTCATTTTCAACATGAACACGAACAATGGAGAGCGTTCGGATTACCTGTCGAGGTTTGCTGCTATTGGTTTGGCAAACAAGAAGGTCAATGACCTGTTGAAGTTCAACACGGCAGCAAAGACCAGCAGACCAAACGCAACATTGTTTGATCGTCTGATGAACCTGTACGGCATGGTTATGACGTTCCTCAGTGATCGTGTCACTAAGGTCTATTCAGGCCAGCGTGGAGACTCCAAACTTGAAACGTTGGTGACTCAGCTGGTGGAGATGGAAGCACGCAAGCGTGAAGTCCTTCAAGCCAGACAGAACGGACAGAGAACCCTTGTTGAGCGTTTTGAGAAGAGCACTCAAGGTGTTGCTGATACTGTTCGTACCACTGCTACTGCAGCGCTTGGGTCTCAGTTTGTTCGAAACAACTCAAGTAACGTAGTACGCGGTGTTGGTGCTGTTGCACGCAGTATGACTGCAGGTAACTCTGACAAGTTTATGGATGCAATCCGTAAGACTCGGGACAAGGTTATTGCTGACCAAGACGGCGTGATGATGGGTATCTTCACTGCTGTTAAGGGACCACTACAACAGTTCGAAGCACTCCTTCGTGAGACGAAGAAGAGAGAGAAAGACCGTGAAGGACACATCAGCCGATATGCTGAGCAGGCTATGTATGCTTGGGGTAACGTCAAGTTCACCAAAGAGCAGAAGGCAAGCGTTACTGCTGTGTTGATGCGTACTGGTTTGCACAACTTGCTTGGACCTTTCGCCCTCAATGAAATTGAGCAGTTAATCAGCAAGCCAGCTGAGTTGAACAAAGCCATTGCTGACTACGAGAGCAAGCTTACTGGTCGCTTAAAGGATCATTACATCCATCAAGCCAATGGCCTTGGTTACTACAAAGCCACGGGTATCAATGCTATTGACGTGTTGATGAAGAACGCTACCCTTATCTCAGGGATGAGAGGCACGAAGTACCAGAACCAAACAACAGAAGCGCAAGCAAAGGTAATGGAACCAATCATTGCTGGCTTGGCTACGTTGTATGCTTTGAAGTACACCGATGCTGTTCAACTGCACTCGGTTAGCCAGCTAATGCGTGACCAGAACCAACGTACTGACGGTAATGGTGCTGAGTTCATGCTGAAGGCACACAAAGACCTCGAGAAGGAATCCCTTGATCGAATCTTTGATGGTAATCCATTGCTCATGGAGCATGGATACACGCCTGACATTGTGAATCCCTACACAGACATTAAGGTAGTGGACCAGCAAGAAGGCGAATCTCTTGTACGCCAGGGCTATAGCAAGGTTGTTGGTTTGGCTCAAGACAGTTCTAACGTCCGTGGCACATCCAAGGCTATCTACGTACTTCGTGACGGTGGTTTGATGCCCTGGTTGTCAGGCATCTTCTCTTTGACGAGTCGCCAAGCCAAAGGTACTAGCCTGCACAACGGATATCGCAATATCAATACTGCTGTTGGTTTGGAAAATGAAATCCTCCACATGGAAGTAACCGATGAGAAGCTGGACCGTCTTGATAAGTTGAAGAACCCGAGACAAGACCTGTCGATGGTGAAGGGAACCAACATGGCTCCCGTTTACAACGATGCAGGTGGTATCTCCAACTGGGCCTACTTGATGCAACACAGTACCAAGGACAACCTTTTGGAGCGAGACAATAACTTTGACACGGTACTTGGTGTGCTGGCTGGTTCGATTTACGACAAGGAAACCAGCAAGACCAACAACGAGAAAGCACTCCGGGCAATGGAAGAGCAGTACGAGGCAGACAAGCAATCCGGCAATCTTGCTTCGTACATCTCCGTTGGACCTAAGTCTGCTTCGCGTGAGATGCGTGAACTGTGGAGGCTTCTGCCACAGGAAACCAAGGACGCAAGCAAGCACATCTTCGGTACTGAGGGCATCAAGGTTCGCAAGGATTCAGTGGACCTGTTCTTTGGCTACCGTAAATTGTCTGCCTCAGACTTCCTGCGTAAGGATCGCGCTGCTTTGGATGGTATTTCCAAGATTGCACGTAACGTCTTCCATCTCTATGCCACAACGCGAGGTATGAACCTGGGCGAAGCAGACGACTTTGCCAAGCGTATGGGCACGTACATCCGTAGGGGAGAGCGTGGTTGGCAAGAGGTGGTTAAGGAGGTCAAAGACATTGTGGTGATCAAGAACATCATCACCTTGTTGAGCAACATTTACGGCAATGACTCGATGCTCTTCTTGAAGGGTGTGGAGAACCGTTGGCAGCTTCAGCACACGGCTATTCAGGGAGCCTTAGATTACCAGCGAGACAGTACCGAATTGGAGAACTTGGAAAACAACATTCGCATGGGTTACATCAAGGGTGACTTGCGGACGATGGAAGCTCGCATTGTTAAGCTCAAGAATGACTTGGACCGTAACCCGGTTAAGCCTTTGATTGATGCTGGCTTGATGCCTACGATTGTTGAGGACGTTGGTAATAACGACAACGTTTACTCTTACAAGAGCATGTTCGCACGCAAGGCAGAGGGCATCGTTAACAAAGTACCAGGACCACTTAAGACGTTGGGCAAGAACGTTTATCTGACCCACGACACAGCAGCGTACAAGTTCTTGAGCAAGACGACGCAGCTGTCCGACTTCACGGCACGGTATGCCTTGTACAAGCATTTGACCCAAAGGGCAGACAACCCATTGAGCCATGAGCAGGCAGCGTCAGAGGCTTCGGATACGTTTATTAACTACGACATTCCGATGAACAGGAAAGTACAGTATTTGGATGACATGGGAGTTATTCCATTTACCAAGTACTTCTTCCGTATTCAGAGAGTGTTGATGAAGACGTTCAAGGAAAATCCAGGTAGGGTATTAGCTTTGTTGGCATTGGCTCAGGCTAAGGACTTAGGCCCCATCGTTCTAGATAGTTCTTGGATTCACCATCTAGGCAACAACCCTGTGCGATCTGGAGCATTCCAAATCTTCGGAGTGATGGACGAACTGCCAGCATTGAAAGTGCTGAAGTAAAACGAAAGCCGGGTAGCTCATAACTACCCGGCTTTTTAAAAGGGGTGCACATGCACCCCAGGGAGGATATGTTGATGGTGGCAGGGAGTTCCCTACCGACTCAAATGCGTGTCTACACCCGTTGTTAAGAGATGCTCTGGTAGACTAAAAAGCTGCAGCAACGACATGCACTGCCTTCAAGTTGCTATACCACCATCAAAGCTGCTGACTGACCGCTTCGACCCCAAGGCTTGTACTTCGCCTGGATGCCAATCAACAGCTTTGATAGTCCCCGTCTTTCCGGGGTGTCAACCTATCGGTAGGTTTACTTAACCAGCAGATCGTCAAGCGATCCACCATTAGCCAAGTGATCTTCAACCCATTTGGGTTTACGACCTCGGCCTGACCAAGATTGTTTGCCAATCTTATACTTAACTGGCACCTTGGATTTTACAAGTGGACCAGTAGGCCTACTTACACCCTCGAACTCAAGGTCACGGGGTCGAATGTCATAGAGCTTGATCAGTTCGTTGATCGAGTCAATCGCTTCTTCCTTCTCCTTGATCAGTAGCTCATCGCGCTGTTGTTGTAGTGCGTCGATCTGCTGCTGGAGTTCAGTAAGCTTACTAGCCATCTTTGCCTTCTTTGCTTTGGGTGGTGGATCGAAGAAGAGTGCGTCAAGTTCCTTTGGAGCCTCTTCTTTCCGAATTCCTTGAACTCGGGGTTGCTTCACAGTATTCCTTGATGAGTAGTGCCACGAAAGCTATCACAGCTAGGCCCAACAGGATGAATCCTGATGCTGCCATAGCTGCGGAAATTACCACACCAGCTGCTACTAAGAGTGAAACCACCAAGATAGAGAGCAGTACATATCCTACCCACTTGAGGAAACGTACGACTCCCACGATCAGCTGAACAGGCTGCTGGTCGATGGCTTGACCACTTCCTCTACCACTGCTGGCTCAGGCACAGGGTCTTGGCCTACGTCAGGTGGAGCAGGTGCTTGGCTCGGTACCAAAGCCAGAACTGCAGCCTTGGCTACTTCCTCTGCTGGTTCGTTGGTGTAGCCAGGGATGGCAACATCTTCGATGACCAGATCAGCGGTGATACCCGATTCCTTTCGGCCAGCTGTGAAGGAAATTTTCACATCCTTGCCGTCCAGACTGATGCCTTGACCGCTGATGTACTGCTTGAGTGCAGTGACGATCTCGTTTTGTTTAAGTTGAATTTGCATACGTTTCCTATGGTTACTTGGCTGTCATGAATGGCAGCATCTGCTTGAATGCGGTGCAGGATATGCCCGCGTAGATCGCTCCAACGGCATCTGCCATATGTTCAGCTTTCGCCTCACTAATGACATTCCTGCCTTTGTGGAGATACCAGGGCCAGTTGGCTTCAGGATGTGCCTCCACTGCCCAGGTAATCATCTCTCGCTTGGTCGCTGTCTTGTCGCCAGGACCAGCGAGCTTGACCTCGGTAGGTGTCACCTCAAAGAAGGGTACACCATTGGCTCTAAGTGCCCCAAGGACGCCCACGCAGATGCCATAGGATGCCATTGCTCTAGCCGACTGGCTACCAATGGGAACCTCGACAAACACTGCGTGAGCGCCCTCTGCTGCACCGGCAGCACCACCATACAGTTGATACGCAGACTCAAGATCAAAGCTGTTCTGACGAGTCTGCTTGCCAGTAGGCAAGACAGGCTGTGTTATGTCCAGAGCTTTGATAGTGAGCTTCTTGGTTTCAAGGTGTAGGGTGGCTACTGCCAAGCCCCAGTTACGGAGAGATGGGTCCATGCCCACTACCGTAATGGTCTTGCCGTCAGTGCTTGACGGCATCATCCGGTGCTTCGTCGTCCGTCATCTCAATGGCAAAAGGCAGTCTGCCCAGTTCCATGAGACCCAGTGACAGGCCAATCTGAAAGCCTTTATACACATCGCCGGACAGTGAAATGTCATCTTCCCCATTGAAGGAGACTGCAGTGCCTTCCGGTACTGCAAGCATGTGTTCCAACACACGAACCTTGTCTTGATGCCAACCGATCAGCATCTGCACAAAGGTATCGATGTTCTCCACCAAGATGGCTTCTTGGGGATCACTCATCTGCTGCTTTCGGAGCTTCTTGGAGAGCTTGCAACTGGGCAGCTGCTTGCTGCTGGAGGTTGGTAATCAAACCAACCACTCGGTCATAGGGTTGTGCACCCAGTGAGCCAAGAATGACGTTGACTGCTTCAAGCGAGACAGTCAGGGTGATGGGGGTGTTGTTGTCTACGGACATAGGACTCCTAGTTAAAAATGGAGGATGGGTTTCCCCATCCTTTTGGCTCAAGCGAACAGGCTGTTCGTGGGCTTCTTGGCTGCAGCTGCTGCGCCAGCTGCCTTCGGTGCACCAGGAGTGCCAGAAGCACCCTTGGACTTCATCTTGACGGTGCCAGTGAACTTGGCATCCCAGGTGTCGATGAAGGTAGGCGTTTCAGCCTGTGCACGAATCTCAGCCGTGGTCATGCGATCCTTGGCACGGAACAGCTTGTCGATCTCGTTCTCGTCACGGGTCTCACCAGTGGCTTCATAGATGCCAGTGGATTCGTTCTTCTTCGTCTTATCGACGGTCTGACGAATCAAGCCAACGATGATTTCCTTGCCCAGCAAGTCCATGATCATCTCGACCTTGGTAGGCACTTCAGACTTGGCTTCAGGCGAGTAAACGTTGACCACCTTGGTCTCGGTATCCAACTGCGAGATTTCCTTGCCACAGGTCAACAGGGCCAAGCTGTTGGCATGGTTGAAGCCAGGGAGGTAATGCTTCTCACCGTCCTTCTCGTAGTAGTTCTTGCCACCCTTGGCAGTACCAGAGGTCATCCACAGGGTTTGACGAATCTCACGACCAGCTTCGGTCTTGAGGTTCAGCACCAGGCCGAGTGCACCACTGGATGCCTTGTTAATGTAAGCAAGATTGACCTTGGCGTTGTACAGGCCAGAGTCAAGGGGACCACCAGAACCCACGGAATCTTTTTCTTCGGTGATGGTCGAGTCGGTAGAGAGGTTTGCAAGCAGAGACATTTAGTATTTCCTAAGTTGGTTTGGGGGAATGGTTTTTACCACGCTTACGCATAGTAATTTTTGAGTCTGTTCAAGACCAGTTGAATGTTGTTGTCGATGAAGGTCTCTTTGGTTTCAAAGAGTCCCAGAGGTCCACGAAGTCGCTCGTTGACTGATTCCTTGGTGATACGTGTCTGATACACGTACTTGAAGCCAAGTGCTTCCTCTTCTGAAGTGATCTTCAGCATTGGAGAGCTATAGTCTTTGAGAGTCTTCAGTGGAACTTTCTTGGAGGCAATCACAATAGTGAAGTAGCTTTCCAAGCCGTTGTTCTTCAAGCTGCCCTTAACAGGCACCTTGGTCTCCATGATCATCTCACCCTCATTCAGCGTATCGCTGGTGTGGGCAGTGAAGATCACAGCCTTGGTAGATGCTGCAACGTACTGTTGCATCAGGTTCTTGAAGTACTGGGCAAATTGGCCCCACGCGGCCATCCCATTGGCAGAGTTGAGAACGTAAACGCTCTCATACATGTCCAATAGGTAGGTCACGCTATCAATGATGATGGTGTGAATCTGGGGTTGGCTTTCTGCCCAGGTGAATGCTTCATAAACCTGTAGTGGGTCAGTCACCGTCTTCTGGATGAACTTGGCTCGAAATGGGAGTTTCTTGCCAGCCTCACAGTTGAGGTACAGCACACCTTCAGGGTTCTCAAGACCCATGAGTGATGCTGATTTGCCTGTTGCAGACTTGCCGCAGAGCAGTACTAGATGGTCATTGGTTTCAGCCATTGGTTTCCTTATTGGTTTCAAAGAAGCGCAGGAGAGCGCCTCAACGCTTAGCAATTGTCTTGGCTACGGTGATCATGATGGTCGCCATTACTTCTGCTTCATCGAGCTTGTCTGGAATTTTATTATTGAGATCAATAACCCTCATCCGGATTTTTTCAAAGTCGAATCCAGCATCCAACAAGATCATTGCGTAACGCAGGAGCATGTTGTTACGGTTGCCATCACCAATGTTATTGATGACCCACCGCTCAAGGTTGTCCATAGACTGCTGAGAGTTCATCAACTCCTTGCGTTCTTCATTCTTACTGGTTTTAGGAATGAAGGGCAGGGCATCCAGTAGCTCACCTTCGTTGTACGTAAACGTACCTTCGTTGGATAGCCACTTGCGTGCACGTTGATTGGTTCCCGTGTCCACTTCGAATGGAAGCCACTCGTAGATGTTAG